TTATCTGAACTCCTCAGGAAAAGTAAATCGTGCAACAATTCGGCGCTGCCATGGCGCGCTCAGCGGGCTTTCAACAACGCCATACTTGGAATAAGCGTGCACAAAACTGGCGTTATCTCCGATGGTTGCCGCGATACCCAAATGCTTGGCCACCGCACCTGTCCGCATGCGAAACAGTAAAACATCCCCTACATCTTCCTGCGTGACAGCTTTCGGCACCAAGTGCCTGATTGCTGCCTCCCATAGACGCTCTTCGCCCTGTGGTTCCGACCAGTCATAGGAATAGGCGGGCGCGGTCTCTGGTTCGTCCCCATAAAGACTTCGCCAAATGCCCCGCAATAATCCCAGGCAATCTGCTCCTGCATGAAATGCCGACGCCTGGTGTACATAGGGCGTGCCAATCCATCGACGCGCTTCAAGCACAATTGCTTTTCTGTTCAAGGTCATCTCAAGCTGCCACCCCGGTTAGCGCCGGTCTTTTTCGGCACAGCCATCAGCCAGTCATCACCGGGCAAGTCAGGGAAACCCCGGAAATTCGCAAGATTGCTGAACTTCAAACGGCACGTCTCGCTGCGCTTGTCGCATCCCGCGCTAATCCTGACGCTCGCGCCTGGTGTGATCGGTGCGCGTATGGGTTCCCACAGTTCGATTGTGCGGCTGTTACCATCAAGGCGATCATGCTTGATCATACCCCACAAACCAGCGGCAGGGCCGTCCAGAACCTCGAAACGCCCGCGTGTAAACCAGTTCGCCTCAAAGCCATTGAATCCGTTCCACTGGAATATACGAGAACGATCAACTGCCTCAATCGCCAGATCAATCGTGTAACCGGGCGCGGATACGTCAAATTGGCAGTCCCGGTCCCCCAAAACAGATGTGCAGGGCTTTTGAAAAACCCGGCCCAAGGGTCTGTTCAAGGCTTCAGTCAACCCTCTGAGCTCAGCCTGGAAACCGCCATCGGTCCGACGCAACTCCCCAATAGAACCCCGAAACTGCAACCAGCGTTGATCAACATCCGTCCAGTTTACCAACCATGCGCGCACCTCAGCCCCGTCGAACCGACCCTGTTCTATCTCATCTTCGCGGATAGACAGATCGTTCAAAGCACCAATGGCTTCTGTATTGTCAACGGAAAGACCTGTGCTCTGTGAAAGCGCCAAGGCGCTCAACCCAGTATCCGCACGGAAGGTGATACCCTCGAAAGCCAAATCCCGGCCATGATCTGTGAAGCCCAGAATGACACCGTCGGTGCGCTCTATCGCCCAAGCATGAGACAGGGTCGTCAGACCCGTTGCCAAATGCGTCTTCAAATTTTCATTCATACCAGTCATGACAAACGCACCTCAATAATCGGTACGGTCGGAATTTCGCCGGCTTGAAAACTCGCGACACTCGTCTGAATACTGTTGGTATCAAAGCGCACCGGTACGTCAAACTCAAACCCAGCCGTTACGGATGCGCCAAACTGCGGTGGCACGGTGAAACGAATAATGCCTGTCGCTGCATCTACGACATAATCGACAGCTTCCTGCATCTCGACCGATCCAACCGCTACTTTAAGGGTTGCGATGACCGGCTTTGAGATCGGCCTGACGTAGGTATGGATACCGGACTGATAGGTTTTGGTGATCTGATAATCGACCTGAATACCGTCTCCTTCACCGAGGTTCTGATCAAACGCCGTAATATCCAGAGACGGCTTACACGACCGATAATCAGACCAGTCTTTCCACCTGAAGGCGTAAAGCTGTCCGAAACGGGCCTCGAAAAACGCAATCATCACATCTACATCGTCAAGCGAGCGTATGCCGACCCCGGCATCGTAGCGGCGTCGAGAATGTGCCCAGGGCGCATTGCGCTCCTCAAAGCCATTTGAAATAGCGACGACGTCCGTGCGCCGTTCCGGACCGCCAACTGAGCCAAAGCTCAGCTTTGCGGGAAATCTGACATCATGAAATTTCATTTATAGGTCCCTTCGATTTACCGATTACGTTGACCGCGCCCCAAGGCGCGCGCCATCTGTGCCGCGATTTGACCCTGAGATCTTTGGAAGTTCTGAACATCTGGCGTATTGATGTTCATGACGATTGTTTGCCCGCCACCACCGCCTGCGCCGCGCACGCCAAGTTTGCCATCAGGACCTCGCGCAAGAGGCATGATCGCTTCCGGCCCCGCCTCGCCCATGATGCCCATCCCACCACGCATTCCAAAAGGAGTCGTACTACTGACGATTCCGCCATTTGCGAACGGCATGACGCGCCCTTGGCTGAACGGCGCGCCGTTGGCAAAGGGCAAAACGCTTTGAACCAGACCGCCAACGCCTTGCGCCAAAGCACTGCCCAGCCCGTTAGTGACCGGTTTAATCGCGGCATTGTAAGCCGTTTGAACCATACTGTCGCGAACGGACTTGAGAGCGTCTGACAGTTTTACGCCATCAAGAATGACACCATCAAAAGCACCGCGCAGGCCTCGGCTGATACCGCGTTCAACTGTTGCGATACCTTTGCTCGTGGCATCCAGAGAGTTTTGCATCCGGCGCAACTCTCCATCGAAACCCGTGACCAAGGTGCTTGTTTGCCCTAATGTGTCGTTGAGGCCCTCTGCGCCTGTCTCCAGGTCTTCAAAGCTACTTTCATCTGTCATCTTGCCCATCCTCTATGTCTTATCAGGGAAGGCATCCATCAACGCCTCCAGCCCTTCACTCAAAAGCGGCCCGGACTTTCCCGCATCGCCCAACAGCAATCGAAACTCTGCTGGCGTAAGCGACCAGAAAACATCCGGTTGAAGCCCCAAATTTTGTATGCCCGCACGCATTAATACGGGCCATTCGATCTGGCTCACGTCTCTGGCACCACAAAGGCGCGCGCCAGTAACTCCGCGGCCGCTTTCGCGGCGGCCATCGGGCCACCCGATATGTCAGCATGCAACAACGCGCCCTCCGGCAGGTCACAACCGCCCCCCTTCAGCCCGGCTTCCAGCAATGCCAGAACGTCCCGACTGGAAAACGTCTGACCCTCAAAGCGTTCGACAAGGGAAACAATGGATGGTTCGTTTAACCCGGCTTCCAGCTCCGCAAGTGCACCCAAAGTAAGCCGCATCACATGCGTCTCCCCGTTGATGACCAAAGGAACCTCGCCCCTCCAAGGATTAGCCATCTTAAATCGCCGTAAAGGTGAGGCTGCCCGCACTGGCCAGCGACAACTCATATGTCGCTTCACCATTATGGCTCCCGCCATATTCGATCGCTGTCACTTGAAACGGACCTTCAACAATCCCAAAATCCGGGATCACAACCTGAAAGCTTGGCGCCTCACCATCGAAAAAGAGCTGACGCGCACGCTCATCAGTTGCTGCATCGCGAAACACGCCTGAGCCGCTGATCGATACTGATTTTACGCCGGCCCCTGACAGCAGTTCGCGCCATCCGCCCTGACTTTCAAGGCTGGTCACATCGATGGTTTCCGCGTTGAAACTGACACGCGTGGCTCGCAGACCTGCAAGTGTCGTGAACTGGCCGTCGGCCGCCATATCGACCTTGATCAAAAGGTCTTTTCCGTTCTGAGCACCCATGGGTAATCTCCTGTAAAAGTGTAAAGAGTTATTCGTCTTCGACGCGCGCTCTGAAGCGCAGCTGGATCTCGCGCGCAGAACGCGAGTCAATCCGTCTTGCATCGGCCCGCTCAAAGCGCAGATATATCAATCGCCCACGGCTCAACGTGAGGTCTGCATCATGCAGTACGTCAGAAATCGCCGCGGCCACTGTCTTAGCACTTGCGAAACCGGGTTGTGATGTCACCACCGCAATTTGTAGCGTGTGAAGCGCCCCATGCCCTGTCTGATCCGAGGCATCGCGCACGCGCTCAACCCCAAGGCTGACATAGGTTGCGGGCAAAACACCTGTGGGAAGCGCATCGTAAACCGCACCACCAACCAACGCATTCAGGTTGGTGTCACTTATCAGGGCATCATAGATCGCCGCTTGCAAAGAACCGGACACTGCGTAACTCATATCGCTGTTTCCTCTGTTGCAAAGCAGGTCAGATGGCGGCCATCGTCATCAGCCTCTGCCACCGCCTGAATGAGAAAGATGCGATCCCCATCCCGAAACCGTTGTTCCGGCTTTGGCCGTTGGGGCGTATTTAATGGTGCGCCGCGGACAATGATGCGGTAGCTCACCGCCGATATGGGCGCCCCCATTTGGGCAGCTTCACGTCCCGTTCGGGCCGTAACTTGCGCCCAAAGAGACCCCAATGGCTGCCATATGGTTGTAAAACCACCGGCATTGTCGCTTTGGCGAATGGGGGTCTCTAAAAGCAAACGTCGGTTCAGGCGCGGTGTGCTCATCTCAAACCACCCAGGCGCATGACCTTGTAACGCTCAATCAAACTTGTCACACCAAATGGCATGCAGCCACCACTCAGGCTGGTCTCATTGCGGTATTCGTAATAATGGGCCGCCAGCAAAAAGACAGCTTGGCGTAAATCCGCAGGAACATCCGCCCAAACCGCACCGAAACCCGCGTCAAATCCAATGACGGCAGAACCACCTGTCGGGATCAACGGCAAGCTTGCTCCAGTCGCACGCAGTCGTGGGCGTTGACTGTCGCGTTCGAGCCAATAACTCGTAACCGGCACTTCGGTTTGCGCACCGCTGCGCTCCATCACTGCAACCCGCGTGATCTGTATCACCGGCGCAACTGGCAGGCCCTGTGAATCGCGGTCACGCCAAAAACCGAGCGTCCAGGAAAAGCTTCGTGTCATCAAAACCTTGCCCGTGCGCGCTTCTATTGCTGAAACTGCCGCTCTCAAAAAACCCAAAAGGACTTCATCTTGCGCCGTTTCCAGACCGAAGCCGGTGCCCAGTCGGAGGTGTGCTTTGAAGTCTTCGACCGGGAGTGCCGTGTCTGGCACCATCGTCTCTTCGATCAACATCATGGAAAGTCTCCAAAATTCGTCCCCTCGTTGTCAATTACCGGGGCGCGCCACACTATGTTGCTCGGTCGGAGGGGAGCAGCTAGACAACACAGAAGGCACAGGCGCGCACCCGGCCCGGCACGCGAAGCCAATAGGCCCGCTGCCGGTTTCGCAGCCTCTTAAGAGACGGCGAATTTCAGGGTTTTGATCGCGGCAAAGTCGCTTACATCACCGCCAACACGTTTGGTCGCATAGAACAGAACATGCGGCTTGGCGCTGAAAGGATCCCGCAAGACGCGCAGATCGGGACGCTCGGCAATTGTATACCCCGCAGAGAAATCACCAAAGGCGATTGCTTCTGCACCAGCGTCAGGATCCGGCATGTCTTCTGCAATCAAAACGGGATATCCCATTAAACGCGCAGGTTCTGCTGCTGCCAGTCCATCTGACCACAAAAAGCGGCCGTCAGCGTCTTTGAGCTTGCGGATCAAACCGGCAGTTTTGGAATTCATCACGAATGTCGCGTTGGCGCGATATTGAGCACCCAGCGCATAAACCACATCAACAATCGAATCCGGGGTCGCATCCCCCGCAACACCGGTTGGAACGTAACCGATATTACCCCATGTCCAGATGTCGTTATCCACCGACGCATGATCGAGAATGCCGCGTGGTTTGTCGATGCCATCGCCGGAGATGAATGACGCAGCTTCGGCACGTGCAAATTTATCCGCGATGCGCGTGGCCAACCAACCTTCGATGTCAAAGGCACTGTCGTCCAAAAGGCGTTGGGACGCTTTCGGCAAGGCGCTCAGCTCATGCAGGGGAATGGTGATCCGATCAATCTGCGGCGTGTCTGTCTCAGTCACATTGTTGGTTTCAGTGGCCCAACCGGCGCCAAGATCAGTGTGATCAACCAAGACATCATAAGATGTCGCTTCAACGTTGACGACGGATGCGATTGCGCGAACGGATGCGGCAGAGGTCAGAACCGATTTTACCGTTTCGGACGTTTGCGGGTCCACAAGATAACCACCGTCGGAATTCACGGATGTGGAAAGGGATTTCACATCTATTTCGAGCCCTCGCAGCCCATCGTCATCGCCAGAGCGAAGATAAGCGTTAAAGGCTTTTTGGTGAGGCGCACCGGCATCTGCCGCGCCGCCCAGAGGTGTACGTTGAAGGGTATTTGATTTACGGTCCAGCATGGTCAGTCGCTCTTCTGTTTGTTGAAGTTTTTGTTTCATTTCGGTTTGGAACTCTTTGAAGTCACTCACAAAGCCTGTAACAGCCTGTTTGACATCCTCAGCGGGGGACAAACCTATCCCGCCCGCCGCTTTTGCTTCGGTCTTGCGCATGGCAATTTCCTTAAGTTGTAGTGTTCAGGTCAGACGTTCACGCCTGACCGCAACGACAGGTGCGCATCAGCGGCGCGCCAGATCAGCGCGCGCACCCTCAAAGGCGGCCGCCATGTCACGCAAAGAACGATCCAGATCCGTCTCTTCTGATTTGGCCGTAATTCGCGCGCTGGGTAACATTGGAAAAGTCACAAGCGAGACCTCCCAAAGTTCCAGTTCGGTCAAGAGCCGCTGGCCCTTGGAATTCTTGGTGGCTTTGCGGGTGCGGTATCCAATCGACAATCCGTCAATCGCGCCAGCTTCAATCAGCGCCATGGCTTCACGCCCCTTGGCCACACTGTCCAGCAAACGACCCTTTACCCAAAGGCCTTTTCCATCTTCTTGGACTTCATCCCATGTGCCAATTGGTTGTGTGGGGTCGTGCTGCCACAGCATTTTGACCCGCCCACCCTTTGCCCCAAGCGCGGCGAGAGACGCTGCATATGCGCCAGCCTCAACCACGTCGTTACCCTGATCTACCGCGCCAAAAAGGCTGGCATAGCCGGCAATGACACTGCCGTCCTGGACCTCTAGCCCCTCTCCAAAACGTGCGAACTTTCGTTCAAGCCCGGTCTCTGTATCCATGGAAACTCTCCTAAAATTATTCTGCGCGGGTACCCTAGGGCACAGCCGCCAGGATCGACTGCAGCCCCTGACTTAAAATCATCGCCACAATGCCGTACACTGTCAGCCAGAGCCGTTTTTCCAACCGCTCCATCATTACTTCGACACGATCCAGACGCCGTATGAGGTTATCATGCTGGATCTGTGCAACGCGCTCATGTGCTTGCAACCGTAGCCCGGGCGCACATTCAAAGCGCTCGAACGCAGGGTCACTCATCGGCACTGACCGCAGGCAATCCAAGCAACGCACGCTTTTCTGCCTGTGTCAGAAAATCCGCAGCTGCCACACGGCTCCATTGCGCATCCCGCTCCGCGGAAAGGGCCGGCACTTGGTCCAGATCGGGTTTGATCTCTACGGTTTCACCTGTGTGCTGGGCGAGCCAATGCGCGAGTGCAGCCGTGACCCGTGTCGCCAAAGGCAAGACCGTCAAGCGATAGAAGGCGCGATGTGCCTCTTGGTAATTCGAATATGTGGCGTCTCCCTGAATGCCGAGCAACATGGGCGGCACTCCGAAGGCGAGCGCAATTTCACGCGCCGCAGACTCCTTGGTTTTCTGAAATTCCATGTCGGACGGGGAAAAACCCATAGGTTTCCAATCCAAGCCACCCTCCAGCAACATAGGTCGCCCGGCATTGCGCGCGCCCTGATGGTGGCTCTCCATTTCACTCACAAGGCGGTCATACTGATCACTGTTCATAGACCCCTGCCCCTCGGCACCGCGATAAACGATCGCACCGGACGGGCGCGCCGCATTATCAAGCAGGGCCTTGGACCAACGGCTTGCCGAATTATGCACATCGACCGCCATTGCCGCCGCCTGCATCGGGCTAAAACCGTAGTGATCATCCTGCGGATGAAAACTCTTGATGTGACACACCGGCACTACGGCGCCACTTGCATCAAACCGGTGTTTGCGACCGCCCACGGCATATTCATAGGCAACGGGCCAGCCGTCCTGACCGGGCACAACGCTCATGCGGTCAGAACGAAGCACATGCAGCTCTTCCGGCATTCCATTCAGGTCCGACACCGCTTCCACATAGGCATTTCCGGTCAACAGCAACTGCGCATACAGCGCCTCAAGCAGCTCGGCCCGCCCTTGCGTCGGGTTCGGGCGCGCCACCAGATCGACCAGCGGATGCGCTTCAAAACGCTGTTCTGCGTCTTGCAGCACAAGCGGCAATGCAGCGGCAGCCTCGGCAATGAGTTTCACAGAGCGAAACCCAACAGGGTTGCTTGAAAAACCCGTGCGCGTCAGTGAAACAGCATCACGCGGGCTCCACGCAACCCGGCCCGTGGTCTGATAGGCCACAACAGGGCCGGTCGCGCTGGCCTTCTGCTCAGGCACTTCAGCCTGCGCCCCGCGCCGTAGAAAATTAAAACCCATTTTGTTCACTCCTCATCTGTGCGCGCAGCATCATCTGACCGCTCAATCCGGTTTCAAATCTGTTCGGATTTGTTGGGATCAATATCGTTTAAAATGCTGTCAAAAACGTCAGCTAGACGCCCGCGGCATTAACTGTTTGGTAAGGCGCTCAAAGCGACCGGACACGGGGCGCGCGCCATTTGGCGACGGGCTCAATCATCAGTTCGTGCAAAGCCCAAACCAAGGCATCAACCCGGTCCGGTGAACCCTGCCCTTCGTATCCCTGCACCGTCATGCGGCACATTTGATCTTCCAGCGCGCCCAAGTCTCGTAAATGACGCACACGCCCCTGTTCATACAGAGCTGCAACAGGCTCTGCCCGGGCAACTTTTCCGCGACTGGCATGCACGCCCTTGTAGGGCACCAACGGATCGACCTGACGCAGCACTTCTGCCACCATCTGCCCCCCCTGATTGACCTCTGCGACCAGCCTATCCGCGCCGAAACGCTCCATCGCCGCAATGGCGGCCTGCGCCTATCCTGCGGGGCTTGCACCTTGTACCGTGCAATCGGCCAGAACATAGGCGCGCCAGTCTTGCGGCGCACCTGCCATTTTGACCCCTGCAACGATGATCCCGCATTCGTCCGAATTCGCGCCAGACGTGGTCGAGGGGTCAACTGCCACGACGATACGGTCAAGCTCGGGTGCCTTTTCGCACCTGATACCTTCAATGCCCGCCGTCGTCCAAAGCGCGCCTTCTGCATCTTCCAACAAAACGCCATCCAGTTCCTGACGCCCCAGCCGGGTGCCGGCATATCGCGCGCGCACTTCCTCAAGGAACGACCGCGCAAGATTGGCCGCATTCGCCTCTGTCGGCGCATGGCTGGATACGGTCGATGGTGATTTCATCAGCGTCTTGAGAACGCCCACATTGCGCGGTGTTGTGGTGACACACACCTGTGGCTTGTCGCCAAGGCGCAGCGCAAACTGCAACATATCCCACGTATCTTGTGCTTTTTTCCATTTGGCCAATTCATCGACCCAGGCCGCATCAAATTGCGGCCCCCGCAATTCTTCCGGATCAAAGGCGGAATGAATGGTGGCAATCGCCCCGTTTGGCCAGACAAGACGCTTGCGTCCTGCTTCCCAAACCGGGCGTCTGTCGGGTGGCGAACAGGCCAGTATGCCACTGTCGCCAAAAATCATGACTTCTCGCACTTGCTCAATGGTCTCCCCAACCAAAGCAACGCGCCGGGAACGGCCCTCATCCAAAGGCCGTGCGCCTTCGACCTGTGCACGCACCCATTCGGCACCAGCACGTGTCTTACCGGCACCCCGTCCGCCCATGATCACCCAGGTGCGCCAGTCTCCCTCTGGCGGCAACTGATGTTCCAT